CTTCGAAAAATTTAAAAGCTGAGGTTAGAGAGATACCAAAGCTTAATTGCCACGCACAGCAAAATAATATAAATACAAAAATAGAGTTTATAAAAGCGGTTAAATAGTGACCAGAAGGTAAATTTTTAAGGGCTTGATACACATTACCTTCGTATATATGTACAGATGAACATAATGACTCTAATAACACATGTAAAACAAGAACATCTTCTTCAGTATAATTGGTAAAAATTTCTTTAAAAAGTCCAATTATAACATCACAAGCAGCTCGAAGAAGTTGAAAGATTTGAGTTGAATCAAATCCGGCAAAGTCTCCTGCAACCATATGTTCACTCTTTCCTTCTAAAAGTTTTGCTAATCTTTCCCAATCATTACTATAAACATTTGTTCCAATTGCAATTCCTGTGAAATTTCTTACTTTAGTCATACATGAGACTAAACCCATCATGTACATTTTACAACAAATTAGATAATCTAAAGAGCAAGCTGAAAATAACCTAGTTTTATGTGCTTTAGCAATTGGTTTACGTTCGTCCTTCAACGTATCAATAAAAGGATGAATTTGTCTTTCCCCAGAAATGGCACTATTAATAATTTCCTGACATCTTTGTTTTAAAAGTATACTATTCTTTCCTTCCAAATTCCAATCAGGACCTTGACCGAAAAATTTAGTCTTTGTATTAGTTAAATTACTTGTACAAAACGGGAATCCAGGAGAACTTTTACGTTTTATAGATGATAAATAATCTTCTCCATCTATTCCTTGAATTGCTTCTTCGAATGAATAAACTTTCTTTTCACTGATTTCCCCTTGTTTTAAAACAGCTGTCTTTAAATGGTGTAATACAGCTGTTACACTATTGTCGACCATTTCTTGATTAACTGCAATTCCCTCAGAACCAAAAAGTTCCAAACGATATGCAATTGGATAAAATCCATCTTTTGCTCGAAGTAAACAAGGTGTTGTTAAAGGTGTTTGTAGTTCTCCATAAATTGGTGAAGGGCGTATAACAGATTTTGATGCAGTAGGAATTTTACAGTTCAATTTATCAATGAATCTAAATGATGCTTTATTTAAAATATGTCCCTGTGGCAAGCTAGCGGAACATATTTGATCTACAACTTTATCTAAGCTTGAATATTTACTTAAAATTTCTTCTATATCCTTCTTATAAACAGGAGTTGAATATCCAAATCCATGTGATTGTCCAGCCACATGAATACCAACAATTTTTCCTGGTTGTAATTGAGGATTGCGTAACACAAGAGGTGCTCCACAATCTCCAACTTCTGAATCTAATTTATAAGCCCAGCAATTTCTAATTATCCTAGAATTGTCTAAACCTGGTGCATGTGTTTATATCGTTTCCTGTCTAGTGACTGTCTGTCCTGTTGTTGTACATTTCCCTTTGACAAATGCCTCTGAT